TGTTAACAATGTAGAGGTTATGGATGATGATATTTCGCCTAGGTTCGCAGTGAAAACTGTGCACCATTCGAAGTATCATTCGGTGGGATTAAACTCTCGATTAGCTATCGGAGTTAATCTTACTACTCCAGTCTACTACGACTCATTTGATCATCAGATATGGGATGAAGACTTGGGCACTTTGAAGGGTAATTATTATCCTTCAGCCCACTTTTCTCCATCTGTATTTGATGGTTATGACGTTGATAGTGCTGACTGGAATTCATGCATGATGTCATTGGGCGATCAGCTTAATGGTGTTTTAAGAGCAAGCACTGGTATGCTTGCAAATTTTGCACAATTAGGCCAGACCATAAGGATGTTTACTAATCCTTTTGGAATCCTAAATGCTCGCTGGAAGCACGGTGTTAAAAACACCGTTAAAAACCTGTCAAAAACAGGTTCCAGTGTTTGGCTTGAGAAAAGATATGGATGGGATAACTTCTTTCGCGATTTCGAGGCAACTCGAAATTGCATGAAAGACGTTGACCAGCACATAAAATTTCTTAAGTCTTCTTTAGGGGTCGATAAGACGTACACTGCCAAGTCTACGTCATCCGATGACATATCTCCTACTACCCCCACTATAGGCACCGCCGAGGTTAATGTTACGCTAGAGAACGCGAAAATTACGGATAAGCGAATTGTTCGAGTATGTTTTACTCGACCAAAGAACTTTCCGATATATTCTCGTGCTCACTATGCGTCACAAAGACTCGGTACAAACGATGTCTGTAGTGCAATGTGGGATTTGCTTCCTTTTTCTTTTGTTGTCGATTGGTTCGTCGACATTCAAAAGGCATTGGTTGCAACTCCAAATATGCTGCTTAACGTTTATGGCCTCTCTAAATGTTCCATGTCTCGTAAGGTGACCTTTACCGGAGACCTAAAAATCTTCAGTACGGCATATCCTTATGAAACTGGAAAAGCTAAAGAGGAAAACGTTAGTCAGACAACCATATTTACAAAATATGGACGTATTCCAGGTTTACCCTGGGATACACACATTGGGCTCTTAGATGGCCTCAATATTTTACATACACTTGATGCTTCTGCATTAATTTTGCAGAGACTCAAGTGGTAGAACCATGGAGGCATTATGTCTGCTCCTGCAACGCTTTCCTGGCTGGAACATTCTGAGACAGCTGGTAAAGTATGTACCCTTATAAATACGACCCCTGATGGGGCTATCTATCGGGACCTTACTCGCTCTCTTTCACTTCCTTTCTCCGTCGAGTTCCAATATAAAATTGGTGCTCCTGGTGCAAAGCAGAATGATCATATGATCGTTCTGGTGAAAGACTCCGTTGTCAACTCGACCACGGGTGTGGTATCCACCGCTTCAATGCGAATGGATTTATCCATACCGCGGGACACGACTTGGACAACTACCATGTCTGAGAATATCCTGTCCGGACTGGGTTACTTGTTCTGCCCATTGGCAGCGCACGTAAACAGTACGTATGGACCAGGAAACCGTGTAGCTTTTGCTACGGGTACACTGAGTTATGCCACAGCATAATTTGCTGAGACGACAACTCAGAATAGGTATAGTTAAAATGATACCTACTCTGGCTATAACCGTTTTGAAATTATTAATTTCGAAATGGTTGAACCAGAAAACCGCAGCCAAGTAGGACGCGGACAATTGCTAAGGGAGGAAACGCATGGAAACATGTGGGACCATAACGCCTTCTGCAAAAGTTTTGCAGTCCTTGTTAAAAGCTCTGTTCTTTGATTTGAACAGATCCTTCCCATTTGATTCAAATGAATCTGATCTAACATATCTTCTTTCTCGACATGAGAAAGAAGGTGATAAGTTCCTGTTCATGACTCTCCCATTACTGGGTAAAGCCATCGAAAAGGCGCTTATTCTAGAGAAGCCATTTCTGGTTCCTCTTGGATGGAAGATTAAGAAATCATCTGGATCAAGATTGCCACTTTTCCTCAATCACATCTTTAAAAAGGTGTTTGAAGATTCAGGAGAAATATTACCTTATAAGGATATAAATTGTTTGGCTGTCTTTTATTTGAGACAGATAACACTTTTATTCTCTAAGGTAGTATGTGGTATCGAAGACGACGCTGCAATAAATTCTGTTCTGGAATTTAAAGCTCGCGTAACGGAGAAGTTTAGTTTTAGCGCCCCAACCGAAATTATCGGAGAGGCGCGAGCTATTCTACGCCGTGTTTTCGATGATCCAACACCAGAGAACATGTCCTTAAGGAGACTTCAAAAGTTTCCTTGGGGTAAACATGGTCCTGGTGCTGTTGCGGATCGATCGAATCCCTATGAGAAGTGGAATTTATTCCACTGGCCTGGAATTAATCGGAATTTATTCCGATCATCTGGGACTGTGTCCATTAGGACAAAGCCTTTAGATGTCCAGCCTTATTCGAAAGTAACAGTTGTTCCAAAGGACTTCAAAGGTCCTAGGATCATCTGTATTGAGCCCAAAGAGAATCAATTTGCCCAACAGGGCATAATGGAGTCTCTTTATAGTGCTCTACAATCGAATTATCTCACGAAGAGATCTATTCGTTTCGATGACACAAGTATCTCTGAGAATCTTTGTTACAGACAGGATGTCTGTACCATCGATCTTAAAGATGCTAGCGACAGGTTGTCAAAACAACTATGTCGCTTGTTATTGCCACGTTGGATCTTTTCCCTAGTCGCGCGTTATAGAACTAGAAAGGTCATCTATAAGGATGACGTCTGGGAACCCCAATGTTTTCTTACAATGGGGAACGCGTGTTGTTTTCCTATTGAGACTCTTGTGTTTTGGGCAATTGCCCGAGCCACAGTCTCTATAATAGGAAAGAGATGTAATCAGCCCGTAAATCCTTTAAGAGTTTACGGTGATGACATCATCGCTCCGCTATGGAGCGCAAACGCCTTAATCGGCGTCCTAGAGGGATGTGGTCTTAAGATTAATCGAGACAAAACTTGCTCAAAACAACTTGTTAAAGAAAGTTGTGGTGAGTGGGTTTTCAATGGCGAAAGCCAGCGTCTCATTAAAATGAAGATCACGCAGATTACAGACAGCAACTCGTGGTTAGCATTTAGAGATTACCAATCTCTATGCAAACAGAGAGGTTTCTTAAGCCTCGCTGCAACCATAGATACTTTACTCAGAGAATTCTTACCTCCTTCGTCAATTAGAAGACGTTGGAATAAAGAATATCAGAGAATAGAGTATCGAATCCCTGCCCTTGTTCAGGCCGGGAAGAGAAGACAGCTGCCCTATGCATCAGCGTTTTACGCTTGGTGCACTAGGTCCAACAGAACACCAGTGGTCCGGGCTAGGGTAATACCTAGATGGACTTGGGTCGCCGAAGATCCTTATAGATCTTAGACGATGGGGGTAAGCGTG